AATGAGCACATAAAAAGTTTGATGTGGTAGTCATCTTTTTATGTGAGAGTATTGGTAGTACTCTTAATCGTCCTGGATGTTGGTAGCATCCAGGATTTTTTATTTTGCTTCGTTTTTCAGTTTTCTCAATATTTCTCCAGCAAACTCAGCACCATCTCGATTGATTGAGATTTTAACTTCTCCATCCACTGTATTCAGTATTAAAGTACCAGTTGTTAATGCTTTTTTGTAGAATACGTTCCTGATCTGACTCCATTTCCACTCTTTAAACTTATATCCAAACATGTTTTTAGAACATTTTATCAGGCGCTTTTTAGTTGCTACAAAGCATTTTCCATTTACAGTAATGAATGGAAGATTAAGCCTTTCATCTGAATCCAGCATCGCTATAATCTGTTCAAAGCATTTGACTGCATTTTTTTTAGAAATGCCACCAATCAACTCATTGTTGATTGAATAGTAATATGCTTCCATTGCAATTTCATGATTAGTCATAATAAATTTCCTTTCTTTCTGAATGATAAATCCAGAATTTTATTGATTTTGTAATATAAATATTGTTTTGACAATAAGCAAATGCGAATTATAATTTGGATACCGGAGGTACTTACTCCTCGACAGGTCAATAGTCGGTGGATGGTTAAGAATGCTAAGCGTATGTTAAGTACGTCGCCCCGATTAGATCCCACTCAATGAGTGGGATTTTTTTATTTTGCTTCGTTGAAAAGAAAAAGCTATCCGAAATCGAATAGCTTTCCCTTATCCGCGGTACCCACAAATGTGTTACCGAAATAAATACCTGCAGTGCCTGATACAATGTATCATCACTGAAATTCATCTTTATAATAACATGAATTTCTTTAAAATCAAGCGTTTTACAAGGCAATGTTGGTTATAGCTTTTACGATTTCAGTGTCAATTCTGTCCATTGTTTCTTTAGATAACTGTATTTTTCCAATTGGATCTAATGCATTAATCGATTTCTTAATTCTATATTTACTAATTGTTGTTATAGATAAAATCTTTGCATATGAATCTTTGGCTTTTCCGTTGTAGAAATTAGTTATATTTTGGAGCATATTCAAGGCTTTGTTGATAACATCTGCAATTTCATTAGTCGTATAATGAATTATACCATCAGAAGCAGCCTTCTTCGGTTTGATTATCATACAATAATGTTCAATCAAAGAATCGTGAAACGTGACCGATTGCCCTTCATGATATTTAAAAGTTCCGTTTTCATCCATTAATAAATCTTCTATTATTGCAGAAAAAGCTACAAGATCTTGCATACTTTTCAAAACGTCACTAAATACATTTTGAATTAGTTCATTCCCCAGATTGATGTTAGATTTATTGGCTTTAGAGGTTAATGGCAGTACGGTTATTTCTCCAGAATTAGGAGAGTCTTTTTTGTTTAGTACTACAGCGAAATGATTTCCACTCAGTTCATTCCCTATAGATGTGCCAAAGTTTACCATAACAATGGTTCCACGTTTGTATTTAATGAATCTGTTTTTTCTACTAGGATTATTTTCTCTTTTGAAAGCTGCTGCTTGGAAATGTTGCCAACTATCTAAATTATTGAATTTAGGATTTTTACAATCCTTAATGATATTTTTAAAAGTATCGTTACTAGCATCCAAAGATTTACATTTATTACTTATTTCTTGTTCAGTCATCATACCCCTCCTCGTTTTATTTTTCTCTATAATCAAATCCAGATATAATTACTTATTATCCTTTTTAACTCTTTCTATTACTGGATTGGTAGATCAGGTAAGTTAGCTCTCTCATCTTCTTCAACATTCTCTTTTTCAAAGCCACGATTGAAAAATAAGAATATAGAAATAAACGATAAAATACCTTGCACCGCTGAACAGTAAAATCTTTCTGGAACAACTATAATTGCTACAAAATATAAGATGCACGAAATTAAAGTTACGATCCAGTTCTTCGATATAGCACTAACTCCAGTTAAAAAGAAGTTAATTACCATACAAATTGTAAATGGCAATAAATATCTCAATGCCAGCATTGCACCTAACTTTGCAAAATCATTTTTCATGCCAACAATTCCAAATAAACTAATAATTGCGAATATCAAATAAATAGCAGTCAACGCTAACGCAATATACATTAATACTGATCCAATTGTTTCTTTTTTCTTTTGTGTCATAATTTTTAACCCTCTCCCTTAATTTTATAATCAAAATCTAGATATAATTACTTATTATCCTTTTTAACTCTTTCATATTCCATCTGAGCTACTGTATCCACTGTGTGTTGGCCTTTATCATCCAGTGACCTGTAAATTTCTAGGTGTTTGCGTTCGTGATCCGTTAATGAAATATCGGTTGCCTCATCACCATATATCATTACATCTGTAGTAACGCCGAATAGATCAGCTAGTTTCTGTACTATACCCATTGGAGGTGTAGATTTGTTAGCAATCCACATTGATACAGTACTTTCACCACGACCTACTTTTTCTCCTAACTCTTTCATTGTTAAACCATTCATTCGCATGTACTTCTCAACCATGCTAGAAAACTTAATTTCTCTATTCATTTTTTCACCTCTTTCTATTTAATTATAAAATATATTCAATAATATTCAAGAAAATCATAATAAAACTTCAAAAAAATTGAAAATTTATATTGACTTCAAAAATATTGAAGTGTATTATGGATGTGCAAGGAGGTGATATAGATGCAAGAAAGAATCAGTATTGAAGAAGCAATCAGGGAAGCAGGTCTTAAAAAGAAATATGTTGCTAATGAATTAGGTGTTTCGGAGACATATATCAATGAATATTTGAAAAAGCCAGGCTCTATATCGATTAAAAATGCATCAATCATTTGTAAATTGACGAAGAAGAAATTGAATGAAATTGATTTTGGTGAAGACGTTGAAATCAATTGATATTTTTTTAAATTTAAACTTCAAAATAATTGAAGTTTAAAGATGCTTATATGTACTACCAATAACTACCACAGAAAGGAGAACACATTATGGAAAATAAAAACTATTGTGAATCGCTTAATTCATTAGAAAGAGAATCATTTCTAGAGAAATTGAATGATTGTAATGATATTGAGTATTTAAAGCAGGTGATTGAAGTTTGTAGAAGTAAGGCAATTTATTTGGCATTAAAAAAAGAAGGTCTTATTTAACCTTCTTAGATTTAAAAATTACTACCACAGAAAGGATAAAAAGTATGGCTACCACAAAAACTAAAACTAAAGAAAAAGAACTTGAATTATCTCCGTTCGCAAACAACGGACATGCTACAGAATATACAAAGATGATGCATGTTTATGCGGATTTGGATAAAAGAGAAAAGGCAGTGCGCAGAAAGCAATGTTTCGCAAACTGGATGTTGTTTGTGAGTGTTGTATTAGTGATTGGATGTGTGATTGGTACTGCATTTGTTTGTAGAACCATCCAGTCTATTGGAATCTAGAAAGGAGATTATTATGAGGGGTATTAAAGTTGTATCTCGTCAGGAATATGACGAAGAAATTGAAGGTAAGATCCAAAAGTTGACAAAGTATGCATACATCACGCAAAAAGATTTGTCAGAAATCATTGGTTGTAGCAGTGCGACTGTGAAGACCGAGTTGAACAAGTTGGGCGTTGAATCCAATTGCTTTGGATGGCCAACAATCAAGGTAATTAATGTTCTTGGCTTGCAGCCTTATTTGGACAACCTGATCAAGCTGCGTAAATCATGCAGAGCATAAAAAAGACCACTTCAAAGGAAAGTGGCCAATCAAAAAATAACAACTAAATTATAAATTATTTTCTCGGGTTCTGCAATCTGGGTATCACCACAAATTGACGTGATCCGCACTCGCTTTCTACATAATGTATTTTTTGCTCTAGCACGTCAAAAAAAGTTAATGGATTGTTTCTGTAACTTATTCTCATTTAAAACAATGTTTACGCGGATTGTGGTATCTAGGTTGCAGGATTCGAGATAGAACTAGCAAGGAGAAAAAATATGAGCACCAGAGAGGAAACATATTATTTAGTCAGTAAAGACTATTCAGAAATAATTAAAACTCTGAGCTCTAATGAGTTGGCTAATTTATTGAATGTTAAACGGGAGAACTTAAGCTATAAACTTGTGAAAATCAAGGACTTCAATGGATTTCCAATAGCTCAGGAGTAATGCCTATGGAACAGGGATATATTAAATTGTTCCGCCAAATTGTGGATTGGGAGTGGTATGACGACATCCCAACATGCAGACTGTTTATTCATCTGCTTTTAAAAGTAAATCACGTTGATCGCAATTGGCAGGGAAAGAAAATAGAAAGAGGTTCGTGTATAACGAGTTTTGCTAGTTTAAACGCTGAAACAAAACTGAGCGTTGAGCAAATAAAAAGAGCTCTAAAAAATCTACAAAAAACAGGTGAGATTAAAAAAATCTCAACAAACCAAAACACGCTCATAATCGTTACAAAATACGATGATTATCAGTGTTTTGCCAATGTCGACAACAAGCAAACAACAAACGAACAACAAGAGGACAACATGCAGAAAACAAACGAGCAACAAACGGACAACAAACGGACAACAACAAACAATAATGTAAAGAATATAAAGAATGATAAGAATAATAATAATTTATATTGTTCTTCTGACGAAGAACTAGAAATGAATCAAATTATTAGAACTATTGTTGAAATCCTGAATATTGAAACGGAGAAAGAATTTTCTCCTGATGCTAAATTAACTAGAAAGTTGATTCAGGATAAATTGAACGCTGGATATAGTTTAGCAGATTTTAAATGTGTCATTGAAAAGAAATGTGATGCATGGAAGTCTGATCCAGTCATGAAATCTTATTTGAAGCCAAGCATTTTGTTTGGAAATAAGTTTGATGAATATCTGAATGAGTGAGGTGTCGTGAATGAATATTGTTAAAGCAATTAAATTAGCTAAAAAAAGAAAAATGGGATTCGTAAGAAAAGGCAGCTACGAGCATAGGACAGGTTGTTATCTTTATCCAACAAACGTAACCATTTACAAAATCGCGGTTTATCTTCCAGAACGGAATGAATATTTAAGATTTTGGAATCCAATGTCCGACGACATACTTGCAAAGGATTGGATTCTAGTTAAGCCAACAAAATCGTTTTTTAAAGCTTACAGTTCAGAGGAACTAAAGTTGATGGAGCTTGGTGAAATAGTAAAAGAAAAGTAGTTAATAAATAACTACTTAAACAATGGAACAAAATTCAGCAATTCATTAATAGCATTCAACACTTTAGAAGCATTATTTTTGAATTTGTTTTCAAAGTAGATGATTGTATCATCGGTAATTGAAATTCCGTTAGCTTTGTCATCTCCGCTATAACAGTCAATATAACCTTTACGTTTTAATGTCCAGCATAGTGTAGAAACATAGTCATTTGATCTATCGATGAAGTATTTATAGTTGATTTCATCAGAATCTCCAAAACGATTTGCTTTCTCAGGGCCGACTTTTTTTGAGAGTTCTAGATAATCTCTATACATCGCTGTTAATAAAAGCTTTTGTTCATTAGTCAAGTCATCCATTTTATCACCTCCTCAAAAATATATTATCACGAAAGGAAAAAGAGAATGAAATTCAATATAGAAACAAAGACATTGCTAAATGCAGTGAACAATGTGTCAAAGGTAATCGATAAAGTATCTCCATTGCCTGCGTTAGCAAACCTAAAGATTTGTGTAGAAGAAAAGTCAATTGTGATTACTGGATCCAATGGAACTGCTTCAATGCAGCAGACATTGGAAATGGAAACAGGTGTTGAAGAAAGTGGCCAGTGTTTAGTAGATGCTAAATACTTTAGCGAGATTATTCGAAAAGTATCTGGTCAATCAATTGATGTTGATTGCACGGATAATTTAATGCACATCAAGTGTGGTAAGGCTAAATTCAAACTTACTTGTACAGATATTGGAGAATATCCAGAAATCGATTTAAATACACCGGCAAACAAATTATATTGTCCAATCGAAACGTTGCGTGAAGCATTCGAAAAAGCTTTGGTTTGTGTTGCGAGCGGAGGACGAGTTGCGATTTCACGTCCAATACTTACAGGTATTCATTTAAGTGTGGATGATGGCCAGGTTACAATTGTTGGTTCTGATTCGTATCGAATGAACCGATATGCATTTATTGATATGGATTGCAAGGATACCAGTATTACAATCCCTAGACAGGCTTGTGTGGAATTTTTGAAAACATTCAATGATGAAGTTTCTGTTTTCTATGATGAAAACAAAATTCAATTTAAAACAAACGATATGATGTATCAGTCGCAGCTTTTAAATGGAACATATCCGGATGTCTCCAGAATCATTCCAAAATCTTGTTTGTATCACGTTGAGATGGATAAGAATGAATTGTTAGAAGCTATCAAGCGTTGTGATTTTGTGAAATCTGATGGGAAACAAATTGTACATTTGTCGTTTGGTACAGAAGAATCTCATGTGGATTCAAAATCTGAAATGATTGGAGAAACGTATGAAGAGCTTGAAACAGTTGAATTGATGTCGGATCCAATCGAATTCAACTTGAATGGAAAGTATTTAAGAGATGCACTTGATGTTATTAATTCTGAAAAAGTTCAGATTACGACTCCAGGAATCGGAAAGCCATTGATTGTTCGTGGTTCGTGCGATGTTTTAAAGTTGATGAGTGTGCTTGTGCCTGTAAAGACATACTAGGAGGTTTGTATGTCTAAGTTTGAAGATGAATATAAGGCAATCAAGCAGAATCGAGGCTTGAAAATAATCTGCGAATATTTGATGTCACGTAATGACATGGTTTCGAAGTTGGATAATCCTAAGAAGTCTATCGACGGAATGTGGAATTACATTGTTTCTGAAGCTAAAAAGAAGGCAGTGAAAAACTGTGCAATTATCAGTGATGAAGAAGTGTTCGGCTTGGCCGTTCATTACTACGATGAAGAAGATGTTGGCGGTGATGAAGAACAGCCTTCACGTTTGAATCTTGAATCTGCAAAGGCAATTGTTAAAAAGAGCGTCGAGAAAAAGAAAAAGCCTAAGAAAGAAGAATCAGAATGGACACAGGAAAGTCTATTTTAGAGAGATTACAGACAAGGAAGCTCACATGGCCAAAAGGCATTGAAGAGTTTATTTTTTCAAAAATGGATTTATGGCTTGCAAAAGAGGCATGTAGCCGAACTTATTTTGTCGAAACGCTGGAAATGTATTATGGAAAGCTATTAAAACGAATATTTGGATTTCAATTGTTCAAGAACCCGAATCATACAGTAGAACTGAAAATCCAGGAAGTAGCTCGATACATAGAAGGCGAAAGGAAGTTTTTGGTAGGCAATCTGTATTGCGGAATGTTTGGTAAAAGGGTTGATTTTGATTATCCTTTGAAGTTTTGGATCAGTGACAGTAAATTGAATTTTTATCCAATGAAGATGTATTCAGTTGAAGACTGGATCAAGTTATTGAACATTCCGTATTGCCAGTATCAGTCTGAATTGAATCAATCAGGATTAGATTTCTTTGAATACGTGTGTGCTTATCGCAAAGAGCCTAAAATCGAATATCTTGTGAAGGCAGACTTGAGTCAGTTTATTTCTTGCCTTCGCGTTCTTGATCTAAGTCAAAAGAGCTTGGATAAGATATTCAAAGTGGACCGTAAGTTTGTTGAACTGCTTCCACAAATGGATTACACACATTTGATGTTATGCAGGAAATATTCATGGGCAAACGAAAAAGAGTTGTTGAAAATCAGAAAGTTGAACTTCAAGCATATACGTAAGTATATGTGTCCACGAGTATTGGAGTATGCATCGAAGATAGATGATTGGAACATAAATATTTACGAAGATTATTTGAAGTTCGCGGAAACGATTGGAGCGGACATGAAGTCTTATAGAGTTCTAACACCATCGAATTTAGTAGAAGCACATAGTGCAGCATATAAGGCTATGCGTGCTACAGAAGGTGCCAGGTTTGAGCAGGGGATTCTTGAGAACTACGAAAAGCATGTTGAGTTATGTTACTCAAACGGAAAGTATTTGATTCGCCCTGTTAAAACAAATGCTGAATTGAAGAAGGAATCTGAAGTATTGAACCATTGTGTTAGAACCTATGCAGACGATGTGTCCAAAGGACATACGGAAATCATGTTTGTTCGTTTAAGTGATAAACCGGATGTTCCTTTGTATACGTTGGAACTCAAACATAAGGTTATTCGACAATTTAGAGCAAATCATAATGCAGCACCTCCAGATGATGCATTTAGCTTTGTCAGGGAATGGGCGGATAAATTTAAGATAAATAAGGAGTTGATATCGTGATTTTAAGAGATTTAAAGAATACAACATTTAGACCCGTGGAAATCAGTGTTGTGAAAGATTATCAGGAAATTATGTTTTCAGTGAATAGAATTCATAGATTTCCATGTTTAAGCAAAGCCAAGAATTACTTTGGCAAAAGACAAATTGTTGAGATTGTAGACGATGAGTCTTCAAGAACTACCCGGATATTTCTTCAAGGCTAAGCCATGAATAAAGAGTTTCTAGTTAGCAAAGTTGATGAGTTCATCGCATTTGAAACAGAAAATGAGAAGTCTAAGAATTCTTTGGTTCATTATCGACAGGTTGTTGAACTGTTTGTAAATTCTTTTGAGGTCGATGATATATGTAAATTGGATGTTATCGGCTTCAAAAGAAAATTAGAAGAAGAGTATGCTCCGGCCACAGTAAAGAACTATATCACTATCGCAAATAGGTTTATAAAGTATTGCGAATTGGTCGAAAAGGATTTGGATCCAGACGAATTGTTGCGTACTCATCATTCTAAAATGACATTAAAAAATATCAAGATTCAACAAGCTGCATCATTGGATGATGTGATTGAACCATCTGATTTTAAGCGAATGTGCAGAATGGCCAAACAATGTAATCGAATGGATATTTATCTGATCATGAAGATATTCGCATACACAGGCATACGTGTGAGCGAGTTAAGTTATTTTACTGTTGAGAATGTAAAGGCAAATTACATTACAGTCAAAAACAAAGGTAAGATTCGTGATGTGATTCTGAGAAATGACTTAAAGCGTGAGATATTGAAGTATTGCAGAGTGGAAAAGATAAAGTCAGGAAAAATCTTTTTTTTAACCTATAAGCAGATTTACTACCAGTTAAAGAAGATTGCAGGAAAGTGTAGAGGCATAAGCCTGGATAAAATCCATCCTCATGCGTTCAGACATATGTTTGCGATTAACTATTTGGATGCTGGCGGACAGGTTACGGATTTAATGGATATTCTTGGCCATAATTCTATACAGACAACATCTTTGTATACTAGAACGACAAACAAAGCTAAGAAGAATATGCTGGAAAGTATGAAATATAAATAGGAGGACAGATCAATGTCTAAAAACTACAGTAACAAAGATAAATATTGGGAATACGACGAAGAAGATTTGAATTATAAGCTACATTTTACAAGATTTTACGAAGATGAAATTATCGCAACTATATTTCATGATTGTGGAGCGTTCTATGCGGATTTTGAGATTGAAGATACATATGAAAGTGACGAACCTTATGATTTATATGCAGAAACAATCGAAGAAGCTAAATTAGAAGCAGAAGAAAAAATTGTTGAATTCGTTCAAGAACAAATCGAATATTTGCAAAGTTGGATTCATAAGTTTAAATCTACTGACGCAGATGAGAATCGTGAAAGATTAGAAAGGGATATTAATCATGTGGATTAGAAATCAAGACCGAACTGCTTTATTGGATTGCGACAATTTTGAAGTTGAAAGTTACAGTGATGCACCACATGAAGTGGTTACGTTACATAGTAGAACGAATATTACTATGGGTTTAGGTGTATATTCCAGCAAAGAAAAAGCTTTGAAAGTTTTGGATGAAATTCAAAGCGTCATTGAGGATAAGCAGTTTAGAACGATTGATAATGTTGGGTGCGGTGACTACGTATTACATAACGGTGTTCAAATTTACGAAATGCCACAAAATGAGGATGTTGAAATATGACAAAGGAGAATGAAAATGCCTAAACGTTGGGAGTATAACGAGAAATACAATAGTTATAGTCTATATTGTTATGCATTCCCTGGAACATGGAAGCCGGAAGAAAGAAGACCAATCGCAGTACTAAACGTGGAGAAAGGGCGTGTTAAAGAACGATATACTTATAGCTGCTATGTTGTATTGAGGCCTGGTTCTTTGATGCCACTAAAAGCTAAATCAATTGATGAAGCAAAGTCAAAAATCGAAAAAGCAATTATTGAATATCTCGAATATAAGCTCGATGAGCATCTTGTTGAGATTCGAGTTTTAAATAAAGAAATTGAGGAGCTTAAAAGAGAAGAAAATGAAGTGTGTAAAATGTGATTTCGAATGTTGTAATTCAAATGAAAATGGAACTGAATATTATTGTGCGGTATTTGGCGATAATGTCCCAGAAGAGCTTGAAACAAATGTAGGATGTAATTTAAAATACAACGAAGCTAAAAAGCTCTGTGAACTTGATGATAAGTGTATAGCCATGCATTACGAAAGTATGTCTTTGTTATATGAATTTGGCGAGAGGCCACGAACAAAAGAGCAACAAGCTAAGATGGATAAAGTTAACGAAGAGTATAGTTTAGCATCAAAAAATTATCACAATTATTTTGATCTCGTTGTAAGCAGGAGAAGAAAAGATGAATAGAGGCAATGAAATGTGCACAAAAATAAAACTATTAAGCTTAACTGATGGATATGAGCATAAATTGGTAAGCAGCACAGGAAAGCTTAAAAAAGAATATATTGGGCAGATTGGTAAAGTAATCCATATGTGCGTTATAAGTAAAGGCAACTATGTAAACCCTACACTTTACGATGTCCAGTTCGATGATGGAGCTATATTTTGTCTAGATGAGGATCAAATAAGATTTGTGGCACTTGGTGCTCTAGAACCTGAACCATCAATATCGCTTAAAGAATCAATGCGTGAATTAAATCGAAGGTTTACAGATGTTGAATCAGTTTTTTCTTCACTAAGTTATCTAATAGAAAATGGATTGTATTACGGACAAAATAAGCATTAAAAAACACAAAAAGTTTTTAATTCAAAAAAACGTGCAGAGAGCCTTTATTCTAGGGTTCTCAGTGCAGAATTGATTTTGGAAAATAATTTAAGGTTATTTGACAAAGAAAAAAGGAGGAGAAAGAGTGATAAACAGAGTTATTTTAGTAGGAAGATTGACCAAGAATCCTGAGATTAGGAAAACGCCAAATGGAGCAAGCATCTGTAAATTCACATTAGCAGTTAGTAGAAAAGTGAAAGCACAGGGACAACCGGATGCAGATTTTATTAGTTGTGTTGCCTGGAACAAAACAGCAGATTTAATGTACCAGTATTTGAAAAAGGGTTCATTGATTGGAATCGACGGAAGATTGCAGACAGGTAAATTCACAAATAACAATGGTGAAACAATCTACACGTGCGATGTGATGGTTGAAAGTTTACAATTCTTAGACAAGAAAGAAGAAACACAAAATAATGATGTTAACCAGGAAAGAGAAATGTCATACAGTGAAGGGGGTTATCCGCAATGGTAAAAGAAAAAGACACAGTCAATCATCCAGAACATTATGAGAGTGGATCATATGAATGCATCGATGAAATGGTTGCAGTATTTGGAATGTCAGTAGTCGCAAATTTTTGTTTGTGCAATGTTTGGAAATACAGATATAGAGCATTGAATAAAAATGGGAAAGAGGACATGGAAAAATCTGATTGGTATATGTGTAAATACATGGAGTTAAAAAAAGCGATGAGTGCAGCATATGAAGATTAATTGGAGATTAGTATTTATTATTCTGTTTGGGGTTTTATACATATGGATGTTTACAGCCATTGTAGGCGGAACTGTATGGATTATCTCAAGTATTGTTAAATTTGTTTGTTTTTTGTTTTCGTTGTATTAAGGGGAAAAGAATGGAAAAAGTTGTATTACACAATCAAACGGCAGAGAATGCATTTGATTGTTTAACTGAATTAATTAAGATCATGACATATGATGTTGAAAATGGTGGAATGCGTGAAGTAGGATTAAAACAGCTTGAATATATCAGACAAGAATATTCAAAATTGGAAAGAGAAAACTGTGGTTTAAATCAAACAGTCTTCAATTTGAGAAAGCGTGTAGAAAGTAAATATTCGTCTGGAACACAATGGACACGTTGCTCGGGTATTGAAAAGGTTTCGCATGATTGAGGTTTCAAAAACAGTTGCACAATTTATTGGTGATTTTAAATCATTGGACTATTGTTGCCATAGAATTATTGAATTGAATGAAGAGTTGGAAGAGTTGAATCATAAAATGTTAGGTTTATCACATTCAGTTGAAGAACTGTCTAAAGAACAAATGAAATCCAGTTTGCCAATGCCGACATATCAAAGAACATTTACATCTAAGCTTGCATTGTTGGAAACGATTGAAGAAAAGGAACGCGAGATTCAGTATTATCAAAAGAGAATCAACGAATGCAAGGCATTTGAATTGTTGGGTAATACGGACATGAACATTCTTTATGATTTATATTTTTTCCGCATGTCACAATATGATGTGGCAGGCAAATATGGATTTAGTCGTAGTGGATTAAAGAAACATGTTCATGCTATGATTAAAAATATATTATAGAAAGTCAGGTTGAATACATGGAAATTTTATTAAAACAAATGATTTTAGCTTTTATCACAGCTGGTGGATGTGGATATGCGAATTACTACATTCTTGATAATTTGAATAAAATAAATATTAGTGAAAATGATTCGAATGATAAAGTATTTGTGCTTGGATTGTTTTCATTGATAAATCTATTATTATGTTTTTTGTTTACAGATGTATTGAAATGGAATCTTGTAGCAAGTGTAGCATCAACGTTAGTTTTAACGATATTTCTATCATTTACTTTATTTCCTTGGATTATTGGAAAATATACAGGCTACATAAATAAAGCTAGAAAAGATTCATTCGGAAATGGAGAGTTTACTCCTAAATCGGTTAGAACTATTCTGTTTGATAGGAATGAAGTATTGTTTGTATATGTATATGATTTGAAAAGTAGCGAATTATTGATTCACGGTTGCATGGGATGGGAGAATCAAAAAAGCAAAAATTATGAATTCTCTATATATCCGTTTCCAGGACTAGAAAAATTGTCGTTTGATGAAGCCATGAATAAATGTGAGAACAACGACAATGTGGAAGCATATGTGAATGTAGATAAGCAAATTAAGATTGTGATTATTCCAGAGCCAAAATAAAAAAGCCTATCTAGGCTTCTTCGTAGTTGATGGATTTGGTCTTTTTGGGGATGTTGATCCAAGTCCTGTACGTGTTTGCGAATTGGACGGAACGTTCGCTTTTGTATTCGATGAATTCATAATGTACCTCCTTTTCGAATCAATTATACAAAAAATTTGAAAGAGTAGCCATTGGCCACCATTTTAATGTGGTATATTAGTAGCGTAAAAAATTCGACAAGCCAAGCGTTGAATATTTTACACATGAAAGCACGCACATGTGCTTTTTTTATTTGGTGTAGGCAGTTTCCTTGCTAGACTGTCTTCACGAGGTAAAAAGCATGGATTATAAGACTAAGAGATGGAAAAAGAAAAGAGAATCAATTCTTAGAAAAGATGGATATCTTTGTCAGATTTCAAAGCGATATGGCAGAAGAGTAGAAGCAGAAGTTGTGCATCACATCTATCCAGCAGATGAATATCCGGAATATCGGTTCTGCGACTGGAATCTAATTAGTGTAAGCGTAGGCGAGCACAATAAGTTGGAGAACAGAAGTACTGGTGCATTGACTGAGCTTGGTGAAGAATTGAAAAGACATACGATTCCAGGAGTTGATTGGAGAAAGAAGAAAAAAGATTATGCAATCTAATGATGAACTATGTAGGCTGATACGAATCTATTTGTTCTATTTGATTGGAGCTTATGATAAACGTGATGTGGCCAAAGAGTTGGGTGTGGATTTGGATGAGATAGCCTCAAAAAGATTGCTCTGAAAGAGATCCCCCCACCTAAATTTTTTTGACATGAAAATTGGTTCCCTGGGGGAGTATCCATCTTTCCAACTCTGAGCAATTTTTGAAAAAAGGGGGTGATGGCCAAAATGAACAGAGCAACTGTCAGCAGAAAAACGAATCGAATTTTTAAAGAAACAGTTTTATATATGCAAGAAATCGGAACTTATAAGAAGGAGTTCGATGTAACAATTCATAGGTATGCAGAGATGCGATTTCAGTACGATTTGTTGTATCAAAAGTGGTTCGAAGAGGGGTGCAAAGTGACAGAGACTTTTAAAAATAAATCCGGAAATGAGAATATTCGTAAGACTGCAGAATATTTGGCCATCGAAGCTCTTCAAAAGAATCTTCTTACAATCGAAACAACTTTAGGATTAACTCCAAAAGGATTAAAAGCGATTAAATCAAACGGACTTGAATCCGCAAAACAAAGTAGATTGGCGCAGGTGTTAAGTAGTGTATAATGGAAAGTATTTTTCAGAAGTACAGAAATATTGCGACGATTGTAAGAGTGGAAAAATCAAAGCCAATATTTATCGTATAAAAGCAATTGATAGATTTTATAGAGATTTGGAAGATGAAAGATATGAATTCAATCCAAAGGATGCAGACTTTATTATTTCAATCATTCAAAAAACAATTTGCCACATGCAGGGAGAAACACAAGACGGAGAACCTTTACGAGGTACTCCTTTTATTTTGATGCCTTTTCATAAATTTATCATTTACAACCTGTTTGGAATCTATCGAAAAGGAACAAAGATAAAGAAATATCATGAGGCTTTAATATTTATTCCTAGAAAAAATGTTAAAACATCATTTTCTGCAGCATTAGCGTATGCGGTTGGATTGCTTTATCGAAAATCCGGATCCAAGATTTATGTTGTGGCCGCAGCCTTAAAACAAACATTGGAAACATTCAATTTTCTGAAATACAACGTAAGAAACATGGGAGAATCGGATGAGGATGGCGGTTTGTTTCATATTATCGACAACAACAACGAACATTCTATAAAAGCAGAAATGTCTGACGGAATGTTTGAATTAAATGCGTTGGCCACAAATCCAGATGCGCAAGATTCATTTAACTGTAACTTTGCGATTGCAGATGAGGTTCATGCGTTTAAAAAACCGAAACAATACAATTTGTTTAAAGAAGCCATGAAGGCTTACGCGAACAAATTAATGATTGGTATTTCAACTGCAGGAGATGATCCAAACAGTTTTCTAGCGCAAAGAGTGCGGTATTGTAAAAAGATTCTAGATGGCGAAGTAGACGATGAGCAATACTTCGTTTTTATTTGCGAAGCCGATCTAACGGAAAATGAGGAAGGCGCAAAGTTTTTGGATTACATGAATCCAGATGTTCAGGCAATGGCCAATCCTGGTATTGGTCAATCTGTTCGTGCCGAAGATTTAATGAACGATGCGATCCAGGCGCAGAACGACCCTCAACAAAGAAAAGATTTCTTCGCAAAATCATTGAATGTTTTTACAAATCAAATTGATACATATTTTGATATGAATGTCGTGAAGACATCCGATGCCAAGTATAATTGGACGATTGATGAGTTGGCTAAACTTCCTATCAAATGGTATGGCGGTGCAGATTTATCCAAACTGCACGATTTAACCGGAGTTTGTATTTATGGCCGATATAAAGGAGTGGATATTTGCATTAGTCATGCATTTATTCCACGAAGTACGGCATATCAGAAATCGGATGAAGATAACATTCCGGTATTCTGGTGGGAAGAAGAAGGATGGCTAACATGTTGTAACTCGAACGTTATTGAATATGAAGATGTAATTCAATGGTTCATAAAAGTTCGAGACAGAGGCTTTAGAATTCGATGGATTGGATACGACAGAAGGTATTCGCGTGAATTCATTTTAAAAATGAAAAAAGCCGGTTTTAAAATTCGTGATCAGAAACAGTTGTACGTTGAAAAAACGGAAGCTTTTCGAGAAATCGAGAAAAAGTTCAATCTTCAAGAATTTTATTACGTGCATAATCTTGCGTATGAGTATTGCGTTGGGAATGTAAAAGCTACAGAAGATAGCGATGATTTTGTGCGTTTCCAAAAAGTAATGCCAAACCAACGTATAGATTTATTCGATTGCTCAGTTATCGCTTGTAAACAATTATTGATTGCAGAAGAAAAGAATTCGTCTGCTTCGATGTTCTTAGATTAGGAGGCTTATTTTGTCAAGGAGAAACAAAAAGAAGAATATTAGACCAGATCCACAGAAAAGGTCGAATTATGCTGCAGTAATGCCAGTGAATTGGGAATCTTTATTGTCAGCCGGTTATACACCGTTATCACAGAATCCTGAAATTATTAGCGCAGTTAATAAGATTGCCAATCTAATTGGAAGTATGACAATCCATTTAATGGAGAATTCTAAGAATGGTGATCAAAGGATTAGTAATGCGTTATCCAACTTAGTCGATATTCATCCAAACAAATACATGACAAGAATGACATGGATGTCTTCCATTGTTCGTTCGTTGTTATTGGAAGGCGACGGGAACTGTGTTCTGTATCCAAGAACCGTATCCGGATTGATTGAAGGTATTTATCCATTGAATCCTGGAAGTGTTTCATTCGTTCCAAATGGTGATTTTGGGTATTCGATTCTTTATAACGGAAAGGAATATTTTCCGGAAGATTTAATTCATATCGTAATTAATCCGGATCCAAACTATCCGTGGAAAGGTGTTGGATATCGTAAATCTTTGCGAAGTGTGGCCGAAACATTAGATCAAGCAAGTGTCACAAAGAAAGGTTTTATGGAATCAAAATGGCAACCATCATTGATTGTCAAGGTTGATGGAATGGTTGATGAGTTTTCTAATTCAGATGGACGGCAAAAGCTTTTGGATAAATACATTAAATCAAATCAGACAGGAGAGCCTTGGCTAATTCCTGCAGATGGTTTTGATGTGGTTACAGTAAAGCCGTTATCACTGAATGATTTGGCCATCAAAGATTCAGTAGAAATGGATAAGAAGACAGTTGCTTCCATTTTAGATGTTCCAACATTCGTACTAGGTGCAGGAGAATTCAATAAGGATGAATGGAACAACTGGATCAATACAAGAATTAAAGGAATTTGTGAGTGCATCCAACAGGCACTTACTCGAAGTTTGCTTATCAAGCCTGAATGGTATTTTAGGTTCAATTATAGGTCGCTTTATGCCTATGACATACAAACACTCTCGACGGTGGGATGTGATTTGTATACACGAGGAATCGTGACAGGCAATGAAGTAAGAGATTCACTAGGATATTCTCCGATGGATGGACTAGATGAATTGATCATACTTGAAAACTATATTCCACAAGGAATGATAGGAGACCAAAAAAAATTGGAAAAAGGTGGTGAGAATAATGGATAAAAAATATCAGATGAGAAGTTCTTTATCTAAATTCAAAACTAGAGATGCAGATGGGAAAAAGTATATCAGTGGATACTTTGCGGTATTCAATTCCAATTACCAGTTATGGGATGGGGCTACTGAAAGTGTAGATCCACATGCGTTTGATGGCGCACTGGATAGTGATATCCGTTGTTTGATTGACCATGATACACGTTTGGTTTTAGGACGCACCAAATCAGGAACATTGGCTTTAAAAGTTGATGACAAAGGTCTATGGGGCGAGGTTGAAATCAATGAATCAGACCAGGATGCGATGAATCTATATGCTCGTGTGCAACGTGGCGATGTGGATCAATGTAGTTTTGGCTTTGAGATTACTTCAGAAGAATATTCGGAAAATGGAAACGAAGTTCATTGGACGATTAAATCCGTGAATCTGTATGAAGTATCTGTAGTTACTTTTCCTGCATACGAAGACACACAGGTATCTGCGCGTAAAAAGGAATTTAACACAATTCGTTCTAGAAAATTAGAACAAAGAAAAAAAGAAATGCTGAAGAAATTGAAGGGAGAATGAGCATGTTAAAAGTTTTAATGTTGCGTAAAAAATTAGATACGCAGAAAAAGAATCTTGAGAAATTAAGAAAAAAAGAATCTGACTTTGAAAAACGTACAAAAGAACTAGAAGTTGCGATTTCTGAATTACGTGATGATTCAACAGAAGAAGAACAACAAGCTGTTGAAGAAGAAGTCGCAAAATTAGAAGAAGAAAAACAAGAATATGAAGATGAAAAGAAAGAGTTGGAAGAGACAATCGCTGATATCGAAAAAGAAATTGAAGAAGCAGAATCTCAGCAGCCAACAGATGACCCTAAACAAGAAGAAAATAGAGGAGGACAACAGAAAATGACTGTAAGAAATAAATTCTTCAATATGCCAATCGAAGAACGTGATCGTTTCTTCAAAGATGAGAATGTAGAAAAATTCTTATCCAACGTAAGAACATGTATTAAAGAGCATCGTGCAATTGAAAATGTTGGACTAACAATTCCACAAGTTATGTTACCTTTGATTCGTCAAACAGTAGAAGAGAATTCTAAATTGATTTCAAAAGTTAATTTACAGAGTGTAAGTGGAACATCTCGTCAAAATATCATGGGAGACATCCCAGAAGGTATTTGGACTGAAATGTGCGGATCATTGAATGAAATGGATTTAAAATTCAACAACATTGAGATGGACGGATACGCAGTAGCCGGATTCTTCGCAGTATGCAATGCAGTATTGGAAGACAGCGATGAAGATTTAGCTACAGAAATCATCAACGCGATTGGTAAAGCAATCGGTAAAGCATTGGATAAAGGTGTCTTATTTGGACACGGAGTTAAAATGCCATTAGGTATTGTTACTCGATTAGCGCAAGAAGAACGTCCAAACGATTATCCTTCAACAGCTAGAGCATGGAAAGATTTACACACAACAAATATTTTAAAGGGCAGTGCTAACCTTACCGGAAAAGAATTGTTTAAAGATATTATCAAAAAATCAACATGTGTAATCAATGATTATTCTTCTGCAGGATTAACATGGGTAATGAACGAAAAGACGCATAAATTATTGATGGCAGAATCATTGGATGCAGACATGAATGGTGCAATTGTTGCAGGAATGCAGAATACAATGCCTATTGTAGGTGGTGAAATTGTTGAGCTTAACTTTATTGCAGATAACAATATTATCTTCGGACACTTTGATTTATACACATTAGGTGAACGTGCCGGAGCTAAGATTGATCAGTCAGAACACGTTAAGTTCTTAGACAATCAGACAGTATTCCGTGGTGTAGCTCGCTATGACGGAAAGCCTGCAATTGATGAAGGATTCGGTGTAATGACAATCGATGGTAAAGCACCAGTAACATCAGCAACATTCCGTGCAGATGATGCGAATGATGCAACTTTAACATCATTGACTCTTGGTTCAGAAACATTAGCCTTTAATTCTAACACTTACGAATATGAAGTAAGCGCAACTGCAGCAAATGCCGTTGTAAATGCAGTTCCTGCTCAAGAAGGAGCATCAGTGACTATTATGTATGGCGGAAAGAAATACAATAATGGCCAGGAATTAACATTAGAAGGAACTAAGAATTTAGTTGTTACTGTTAAGAACGGTATGTCAAAACTTGTTTATACTGTAAAAGTCACAAAAGGGTAATAAACAATGGATTTTGGAGAAGATACTGAACTAACTGTCCTAAAGCAGAATCTCCAAATGCCTCCAACAAATGCCAACGATGAATATTTAAAAGTGTTGTTGAAGCAAGCTGTTTCACTTATGACAAGAGAAGGAATCGTCGATGATGATTCCTTTGATTACTATATGGCGAAGATTGACTACGCAGCATTCTTATTCAGAAAAAGAGCTAATAAAGATAGCCCACTAGCTATGCCTAGATCTCTTAGATATGAATTGAACAATATCCTGTGGTCACAAAAAGGAAGATAATGACATTTGATGATGGAATGCTGAAGATTTATGAGCGTGTACTAGTGCAGGATAAAGGTTTTATGCCGGTATCTAAATTGCGCTTTAAATCTTCTTATTATTTTTCTTATGAAGTAATTGGTGTTACAAAGTTTTATGAAGCTAAAAAGGCACAGGATAAACTGGATGAATCTGTATCTATTTACAGAGATCGTTCAATTACATATAACGATGTTGTTGTTTTGGAAGATGGTACACAGTATCAGATTTCACAGATTCAACATACATTTGATGATAATGGTATACAAATTACTAAGCTTGCATTGATGCATTTAAATGAAAAGTTTGAATTCGAAGCTTAAAGAGTTTGCAGAATTACTGCGGTATACAAGCACTAATGAAATTTACCATTATGATGCAACAGGAGATAAAGGCGATAGATATATAGTTTGGCAAGAAGAAGGAGAATCTGATTCTTTATTTTTGGACAATCAGCATGATGAAATCGTTATAAAAGGTTCGTTGGATATTTATACAAAAGTCGAGTTCGATGATTTAGTGGATGAAGTTATTGATTTGTTTCATAAAAATACAGTGTCATTTAATTTGATTAGTGTTGATTACAAAACAAATTCAAATTACATTCATTATTCATTCGATTGGGAGTATTGATGGCCAAAATTGAATTTAATGATTTCGATGAATATCTTGATAAACTGCAGAAGCTTGAAAAAGATGATGTAGTTCCAATCATGAAGATGTCATTGTATGAAGGTGCTGGAGTGGTTGTAGATGGGATTCGCAGTGAGATACAATCGTTGCAGACATCCAATCATGCAAGTCAAGGTCCTATGGACTACGAGAAAAAAGCTCTTGAGAAAGGTCTTGGAATATCAGACATGGAGAGCAAGGGCGATGATATCAACGTCAAAGTTGGTTTTGCCGGATATTCAAGTCATAAAACTAAAAAGTATTCAAGAGGTGTTCCAATACCATTGATTGCTAGATCAATCTTGAGAGGAACGTCTTTTCGCCCTAAAAATGATTTTGTAGGTCGTGCAGTTCGAAAATATAGAAAAATTAGATAATAAAAATCAAGCCTAATTCCTAAAATTTTGTGTCTTTCCATGAAGGACACATTTTTTGATGATTTTCCACGACAAAA